AGTAATGTATCTGCTTTAAATTTCTCACCTTGTTCTGTTATTTCACCAGTCTCTTCTTCATTCTTTTTAGTTATCTCTGCAATAGCTTCAGCTTTAGATTCTTCTAATGCTACAACATCACCTCCAAACTTTTTAGCTTGTTCTATAAGCGCATCATATCTTTCTGTAGCTTTTGTAACTAACAATTCAGTCTTTGCATCTTCATTTGTAGCCAATGCTTCTCTTTGTGCTTCAAAAAATGCATTTTCTTCTTCTATCTCTTTATCTTGTTTTGCTTTATTATCAGCATCTATTTTATCTTGTGCTGCTTTTTCCTCATTATTTAAAGCTATAATCTGTCCTGTTACTTCTTTTTGTTTTGTAAGCCTAGCAGTTTCTAAAGTAATTAATTCTGCTTTTAATTGTGCTTCTGCTTCTAAATCTTCCTTAGTAGATCCTGATAGTTTGTTTTCTTCTTGTATTACATTTAATCTAATTCTAGCTAATGCTATTTCTTTATTAGTGATTTCTTCATCTAATGCACTAGCCTCTTTTAAAAAAGCTATTCTTTCTTGAGTAGTAAACTTTTCTCTATCTACTGCTTTCTCTAAAAGGTCTGCTCTGTCTCTATCTGCTTTTGCTCTATCAACAAGTAACTGTCTTTGTATTTTATCACCTCTAGCTGTAGCATCTGCTAGTTCTGAAACTATAGCTATTTCTTTTCTTGTTTCTTCTCCAAAATTCTTAATACCATCTGTGGCTTCTTTAAAACTACTTGTAATTCCATCTACAGCAGCAGCAGCTCCTTCTGCATCTCCTCTAAACTTAGCACCTAAATATTTTCCAACATTAAGTATAGCAGAACCAAAACTTGCCATAATATCTGTTACATTACCTACAACTACTCCTATTTGTTTTGTAATCTTTAAGAATTGGTTCTGACCTGCCTCTGAACTTGTAAATGCTGCTGTAACTGCACCTATTGCTAATGCAAATGCACCAATACCTGTAGCTATCAATACACCTTTAAAAGTTTTAAGACTTCTAATTGCTGTAGCTATACCTTTTTTTACATTATTAAACTGACTAACTAAACCACCTGTAAGAGCATCACCTGTTTCACTAACATCCTCCATGTTAGTTTGCATACTTTCAAGCTCCTGATTAGTTTCTTCAAGCTCTTGATTAGCTTGTTTATTATCAACTTCTATATTTATTTTGTATTTACCTAATTTCATTGGTCTTGTTTATCAAATTTTGCTATTTTTTTAGCTAGTTTTAAGCCATTCTTCCAGTTATCAGGTAAATAGTGTGATCCTTGAGCAAATCTTATACTCTCAGTTTCTCCATTTACTACTTGTAACAGTTCTATAATATTCTTTAGCATATATTTATATAATACTTAATTGATTAGAATTTAATTTTTTTTGATATTCTTTATAATCATCTGATCCATTCCATGCATTCTCTCTCCACCATGATGTTACTATATATTTTGTACCTTCTTTCACATCTTCACCTGAGTGTAATTTATATTCATCAGGTTTACCCATATGTAAATTGTGCCAAACTACAGCTTTGTACTTTTTTGGTTGTATTTCTTTATTAAGGTGTCTAAAGTTTGTAGTACCACCTGTAAAATCATCATTTAAATATAGCATAAAGGTATAAGTTCTGTTTCCTGATGCTAAACAATTCATGTCATAGTGTTCTCCTATAAAGTAATCAGGATGCTCTCTAAAGTATTGACCTTTTTCATATCTCTGACCTTGCAATACTTCTCCTTTATTAAAAGGCACACCTAAATATTTAGCAATTCTTTGATGGATTCTTTTAACACATGGATTTTTACTGTCTAATGTTGCTGAGTAAGATGTTCTAGCATTATCTAGTTTGCTATATTGATTCTTAGATCCTGCTACAGTTGATTTATGTGCAAACTTATCTATTAAGTACATTAAGTGGTCTGCTTCTACTTTATCTATAAAATTTTCTACTTCTTTAATCATTCTTTTTATTTTATTGTGATTGACAATTGTTAGTATATGCACCTTGTAAGTTTGTGCCTGACCAGTAATAATAGTCACCTGAAGGTTGGTCTGCAAAATACCTAGCAACAGACAATGGAGTACTACAGGATGAATTTGTATAAATAACACTTGCTTGTTCTATTGTATTTGCATCCATATAAACAGTTCTAGTTGTGTTTTGTAAACATAAATCAGGAGCTGATGATGCATAATATAGACTCTGACTACCACATATAGGAGTTGGAGGAGGTGTAGGAGGAGGAGTAGGTGGTGTAGGTGCATTTTCATTACACTCTATACAATTTTCTCCTGATGTAGTTGCTGATGAAAATATTGTAAAGTTTGTTATGTCTTGTGGATTTACTGCATTTTCTAAATTTGTAACCCATCTATAACATGCATACCCTGTTGGTCCTCCACTTTGTAAAACCCACCATGATGAAAATTGCAGTGATTGACTTACAACATATAAAATTTGACCTGCAGGATCATCACAAGTAATGAACTGAGCATAATATGGACCTTGTGGTGCTGGTGGTGGTGCTGGTGGTGGTGATGTAGGACAACTTGTAAGTGTTGTTGTACTGATTACACCTGCATTAAGTCCTGATGTTGTTAACCCTACAACTTCATAAATAGTAGATAATACATCTACAAAATCTCCTGTATTTACTGTAATTTGTGTGTTATCTTGTTGTGATCTCCATCCTGTTGTACCATCATCACATTTTTGTAATGCATAGTAGTTAACTACTGGTGGTGGAGTTGGACATCCAGTAGAACCTGTATCTGTTACAGTACCTACATTAGCAGTTGAGTTTGTAGTTCCAACAACTATATAAAAGACACCATTAGCATCTTGCACTCTTGTGCCATTAGGATCATTCTCAACTAGATTTGGCAGCTCTAAAGTTGTATTACCACTTCTATATCCACCTTGCAATGTACCACATTGTTTTAATGCCCAATATAATGGACAAGCTGTAAGTGTAGATTTTGTTACACTTCCAATTGATGTACCTGATTGACTAGTTCCTGTTACTTCATATATTTGACTTGGTGTAGCAGTTTCAAAAACAAAGTCTCCTACAGCTAAAGTACTTAATTGGTCTGTTGTTTGTGCTGATATATAACCTGTATTATTTGTAGAACATTGTCTAAGCTCCCAATAATAAGGTGCTGAAGGTGGAGTAGTTGTTGGACAGCCTGTTGCATTTAAACTAACTACTGATATAATACCACCACTATATTGGTCTGGATCTGATGTTTGCCCATATACAATATAAACAATACCATCAGGTCCTTGTACTCTAGAACCATTTACAGGATCTTCTGTCATACCTGTTAATTCAGCAGTAGTCTGTTCTGAAACAAAACCACCTTGAGATGTAGTACATTTATATAATAACCAATAAAAATCTGTAGGAGTAGGAGTTGCTGATGGACAGCCATTACTACCTAAATCTACTAATGCTCCTACAATTCCATTTGTATTAGTAGTTGTACCTATAACTGTATATATAAATCCATTTTCATCCTGTACTCTAGAACCAGTTTCACCATTAGGATCAATATCTAAATCAATTTGGTCTGTAGTTTCAGGTGAAACATATCCAGTCTGATTATTAGAACACAATTTTAGAGAATATCTAATTGGATCAGGTGTACCTCCTCCTCCTGAAGGACATGTACAAGTAGATAAAGCTCCTATATTAATTGAACCAGTTGTGGTACTTGTTGCTGCAACATAGTAACATGTACCACTATATGTTCTTTCAGTTCCTGCTAAATTAGATAAATTAGAAAACCCATAATGTTGTATTGATGTTGTGTCAGCACAAGAGTTTAAAGTATAGTAATAAACTGGACAAGTACAAGTAGGCAAACTACTCACATCTATAGTTCCAGTATTTGTTGTTGAGGCAATGTTGTAACATGTATTATTGTATGTTCTGCTCCCACTTAGTCCTGATGTTCCACTAAAACCATATAAAACAGTTCCAGTTCCATCACATCTAGTTAAACTATAATAATAACTAGTTGGACCTTGTGTACAATTA